GCAGACCCCTGGCCGGTGGCAATCGACCTGCTGCGACGCTGGCGCATGGGTCTGCCGTTGACGGCGACTGCTGAGGCGAACTGATTGAGGCGAATTGACACCTTTTTTTTAGGAGTGTTTCACATGGCGACGATCGAAGCGAAAACGAAAAAGCGAATGGACAAAATAGGCTTTTTCCGGCTCTGCGAAGAGTTGCGGAATCGGCGCGAGGTGCTGACCACAGAGCGGCCAAACCTCGCTCAGACGGCGGCGCAAATGAGTGAGCGACTCGGCATTCACGTCGAGCCGGGACAGGTCAAGGACGCCAAGAAAGTGACTGGCATCGAGTGGCAAGCTGCTCCGCATCCAGTTCGCACTGGCAAGCGCATCAGCGGCGAAGAGAAGCACATCCGTATGCGTGTCGTAGTGCAGGCAGTGGTTCGGCTGTACAAGAAACTCGGCGAGGAGGTGCCGAGCGACCTCACCGAAGTGCTGAGTGTGTTGGTGAACGGCTACCCGGCGAAAGAAACGCCGCAATCGTGAGTCGTATGGGCACGGACGCCCTGTCTTTTCTTGAGGCTGTGCCATGTCCACCGACGAACTGCTCGAAGCCGCACGCCAATGGGGAGCGACACAACACCCGCTCAATCCCATCGTGCGCATGCGGCTGGAGTTCGCGGACGGCGACACCACCGTGCTCCGCATGCCAACGCTACTGCCGCAGCCAGCCGTCAAGCGGGAATCAGTTGCCGCACCGGACCTGCACAGGGTTGAAGAAGCCATCATTGAAGTATTGAGCAAGCAACAGCGGCGCATGAAACTGAGCGACCTGGCGAAAGCCGTGATGGATCGCCTCGATATAGCAATCTCAACCTTCTACTTGTACCGCAAGTCGATCGTGGAGAAGGGCTTGGTTGATATTACCGATGATGGCTATTCGCTGGTGGGAAGCGGGTTGTAGTGCACTACAGCAACTACAACGAACTACAAAGCAAAATAGTAGTGTTTTGTAGCAGAAAATCGGAGTGACATCGGAGCAAATCGGCGGATAGGATTACCCTGCGAAAACGAAATCGCGGAGTCACAGCCATGCAAACCAGACTCGCAAGAAAATACGGCGTGTATCGGGTGCGGCGCTACTTCGTGTTGTGCGCTGACCCTGGACGCCATCACGATTACCGCGTGACCAGTTACCCGCAGCGAGGGCGGGCGGAAGCAACAGCGAAGCGGCTGAACGCCAAGGCTCTGTCAGGGCGTGGCGGGCTGCCACCGCTGGCAGTGCCACTGTACTACGTCAATTGTGAATGGACCACGCTGTAATGATCTTGGCAGAGGCCATGATGGACAGTCAGCGGAACAGGAAGCATGAACGGACAAACACCCCGCTGTTGTGGTGGCTCGTTGCCACCCCTCTGCATTTTGGAAGTGAGCACCGATCCCAGAAGCACGGCCTGGGAGTTCACCCGCAGGACGCGGGGAAGAGGAGGGCAGAGCGAAGTCGTGCCAGGGCAATCACAGCCCAGGAAAGGTGGTTGCAAACGCCAGTGATGACAGCCCGGATAGACGGCAGAAGCGGCGTAGCTCGACGGTAGAGCGACCGGCAGGTGGGTGTGGGTTCGAGTCCCACCGCCGCTTATTGGGACGGACTGCGGAACACGGTGGGCACTCGTTGTGCTCGATTGCTCGGTTTAGATGGTTTGGCCGAGCGATCCCGTCCCATCCCTCACCGGCTCGGTGCCGGTGGCGTAGCAGGCTAGTTTAGCGTTCCACGGGTCGGCTACGCTGCCCCGCTCGCTGCGATGGACTGTAGCGGGCGGGTTTAATCCACCAACATCAATATCGGCACACGCCGCCCGCAGTGGTCGCGGTGCGCACATGGAGGCTAGCCATGCGACAAGCAGCCGACCCTGTCGTGAGCGTCTGCCCCGTGCGGGAGTCGCTCGATCTGCCGTGTGTGGTGTTGCGGTTGCCCGAGGCGTGGCACAAGGGCAAGCAGGTGGTGGCGGAAACGATCCTTACGCACCGGCAGCGGCGACGGCTGATTGAGGCGTTGCAGGCGGCGGAACGGGTAGAGGCGAGTACACAAGGAGTTTGAACCATGACAACCAACACCAACGACAACCTTCGACGTCAACGCGACAGCCTGCTTGCTGCCTGCCGGCGTGCTCGCCATGCCCTGTGGAGCGACAGCGACGAGGTGCGGGCGGCTGCCCTGGCGGCGCTGGATGTGACAATCGCGGAGTGTACGCCGCTGGACGTGGGCACGTCGAGGCCGCTGGGTGTGCCGACGCGGGCAGAAGTGGCGGCACTGCTGGGCAAGCGGACGGAAGCGACCGAGGCACGGGCGCTGCGGGCGTTGATTGCGAGTTGAGTGAGTTCTAACGGGAGTTAATTGCGATGCGGTTTTATCTGGAGATGCTTGAGGACGGGCATCGACTACCGAAAGGCGACCGTCGCGGTTATGCGACGCTGGAGGAGGCAGAGAAAGCGGCAATGCGACACATTGACGACGCGATGCCACGCAACTCGGTTCGCGTCTATCAGCATGTCTCGACGGCGCATATGGCAGGTGACGGCGGCGAATATGTCAGCCGTGAACAGTAGCACGAACGAACAATGTTTCCCGAACGAAAAGGAAGAACGCAGATGAAACTCAAACCGAAATCCTCATCGACCTACCAGGGCGATCTGGCACCCGCAGGCACGCACGCAGCGGCTTGCGTGGGTGTGGTGGACCTGGGCACACACACGGAACGCGGCTTTCAGGGCGAAGCCGCCAAGCCGCAACACAAATTGTACCTCGTGTGGGAACTGACCGAGGAGGCGACGCGGCCCTTGATCGCCAAGGCGTTCACGGCCAGCCTGCACGAGAAGGCCACGCTCCGCAAGTGGCTCAAATCGTGGCGTGGCGGGAAGGACTTGGACGAGAACGTTGAGTTCGACGTGTCCCAACTCGCTGGCAAGAAGTGCCTCATCACCATCGAGCACAAGCCCAGCGGCGATCGCACCTACGCCAACGCAGTCAGCGTTACCGCCCCCATGAAGGGTATGGCGATCAAGGAACCACAGGTCAAGCCATTCACGTTCTCCCTTGAGGACGGGCAGCCATTTCGCGGCCCGGACTGGTTGCCGTACCTCTACGGGAAGTCGATTGAGGAGTGGGTGTCGGACTGCGCAGAGTTGAACGGCGGCAGCAAGCCCAGCGAGGAAGGCGAGGAGGGCGGAGACGAGCCAAAGTACGGCGGGCCTATCCCTGCCGAGCAGCAGATGGAAGAGGCTCCGTTCTAATCACCTCCATTGACCACGACACGACGGATTGAGAAGAGGCAGTCTGATGGCTCTGAAGTTAAGAGTGACGGGCAACGGGCAGACGATCGACGCACAGGAGGTACGTCGATCGTTGTCCATCCTGGCAGATCCACGCCACGCGATCCAGTTGCAGGCCGCGCCGCACTGGCGCTTCATGACGTTCGACGGCACAGACCTCGACGGAATGGTGGCGTGGTGTGCTCAGAATAGCGATGCAACGGGCATCTATTACGCGCTGAATCCGGTCGCGGCGGGACTGGCTGACCGCGTCAAGAACGCCGACGCGGTCTATCGTCGCTGGCTGCTGGTGGACATCGACCGGGCCAAGAGCGACGCGAATAAAGAACTGTCGGCCACTGCTGCGGAGCATGAGCAAGCCCGCTTGTTGACAACCGACATCCTCGAATACCTCTACGGACTGAACTGGCCCAGCCCGCTGATGATCGACAGCGGCAACGGCTTCCACCTGCTCTACTTGCTCGACTTGCCCAATAGCGAGTTGGCGAAATTGCTGGTGAAGGCGGCTCTCTTGCACCTCGCCGAGAAGTGGAACGACGAACGCGGCATGGTGGGTGCGGAGTGCCACGACGCGCGGCGGATCTCGAAACTACCGGGCACCTGGGCGCGCCGTGGACCGGCACAGCCTGACCGCCCGCACCGCCTGGCACGGCTGCTGCACGCGCCGGACGAGTTGCAAGTGGTGACGCAGGCGTTGCTCGAAGGGCTGACCGGCACGACCCGCGAACCGGGCAACGGTCACGTCAGCAGCAACGGCACCGCCGAGGTGCACACGCCGGGCGGGATACGACTGAAGGCGACAAGTAGCGGCAGTAGCGAGCACGCCTACGCACAGGCGGCGCTGGAGCGTGAGTGCGGGCGGATGGCGATTGCCTTGCCGGGCAGTCTCAACGTGCAACTCTACAAGAGTGCAGCAGCGCTGGGCAACTTCGTGGGTGCTGGTCTGCTCACGGAATCCGTCGCCTTTGACACGCTCTTGCGGGCGGCGAAGCAGGCGGGGTGCGACGACCCGCAGAAGGACGAGGACACGATTCGGCGCGGGCTGGACAAGGGCAAGTTAGAGCCGCGCAAGGTGCCGGAGCGAGTCGCGGCGGAACACCAGCAGCAACAGCAGCAACGACAGAAAGCGGCAACGAGGGAGTTGCGTATCCTGCGACTTCCCGAACTGCTCAGTACTGACTTCCCTGAGCCCGTGTGGGCAGTGCCCGGCTTGCTCTCGGAAGGGCTGACGGTCCTGGCGGGCAAGCCCAAGCTCGGCAAGTCATGGTTGGCGTTGAATCTCGGCCTGACCATTGCAGCGGGCGGCATGGCGCTGGGCACGACGAAGGTAGTAGCGGGCGACGTGCTCTATCTGTCGCTCGAGGATCGCTGGCGACGTATTCAGGACCGCGCCAAGAAAGTTCTCGACGGGCTGCGGTGTGGCTCCAGCAACCGCCTTCACGTTGCGATCGAGTGGCCACGGCAGGACCAGGGCGGGCTGGAGGCGATCGAATCATGGATCAAGCAGACCAAGGCTCTTGGTGGACGTCCGACGCTGGTAATCATCGACGTATGGGCCAAGTATCGACCGACGTCGAAGGGCGGCAATCGCAACGCCTACGAGGTGGACTACGAGCAAGTCAGCGCGCTAAAGGCAGTGATGGACGACCACAAGGTCAGTGCCATGCTGATTCACCACTGCAAGAAAGCCAAGGCCGACGACGCCCTCGAAGAGGTGTCAGGCACCAACGGCATCGCGGGCAGTGCGGACGGCATTCTGGTACTCACCAGGGCACGCAACGAGAACGAGGCAGAGCTGTTCATCACGGGCCGCGACATCGAGGAAGCACAGTTGGCTCTGGAGTTCAACCCGCAGACGTTCGCCTGGCAGAGTCACGGAAAGGCGGGCGAACGCACCGACAGCAAATTGAAGCAGCGAGCCATCGAGATTTTCAAGGCCAACTTTTTTAATGATACGGCGACCACCGAGATAGCGGACAAGTTACAGATCCACAAGGACAAGCGCGAATACTTCCGCGTCATCATTAATCGGATGCACGACGAGGGGCTGATCGAACGCATTAGCGCTGGGCGGTTCCGCTGGCCAGTTGCCGGGGAGTGTGCTTTCTAAACTCCTTATCACTTCATGATATGGTGATACGGTGCGACCAAAAAGAGACATAACATGCTGCAATCATTGCACTTAGCAGACCGTATCATGGACCATATCATTGGCGTATCAAAGGGAGAATGATATGGAACAGACACCAATACTATCAACTTACTAAGCAACCGTATCACGTATCGTGCCGATCATGCTTATCACGCCGATCATGCGTATCACGGAAACGGAGGGAGATGAAATGTACGGACAGGTGAAAACGGAAATCTTGCAGGCGTTCGCTTCTGATGGGGTCGCATTGACGACGGATGCAATCTGCAAGGCGGTGCCTGAATTCGGTCGTGCCACCGTTCGTGCGACACTGGCACGACTGGTAAACGAAGGCATCCTTCTTCGCGTTCACATGGGCAAATTCAGGCTTTCGCCCGTGGGGGAGAGTGCGAAAGTCGTTGGCGTCTCGGCGGGTATCGCCTCCAACCCCTCACCCGTTGGGCAGGGTGAAAAGGCTCCTGCGCCGTGCTGTGGCGGTTGCAGATACTTCCAGCAGAGAACTAATGAAGAAAGCGGCGAGTGCAGACGGTTCGCTCCAAAGCCAGGCCACGAGCGGGAAGACGAAGGCGGCTTGGTGATACGTCGCTACGCTCAGTGGCCGATCGTCACGGCTTTTGATTGGTGCGGGGATTTCAAGGAACACAACTAACCAGGGAGACGGAAGCAATGAGCAAGCCGAAGGAACTGAAGTTTGAGATTATCGACCGCCCGGACCCGTTGTACCGGACGCTCGATGAGTTGATCGGGCAGCATCACACGCACCTCGCCGAAGCGAAGATTGTGCTGGCGTGGAAAATCGACTGGAAGCCCAACACGGACGGGCAAGTCGTGCTGGGCATGTGCCGCAAGGCGAGCGACCTCGACCGGGAGTTGCACGGCCACGACTTCGTTATCCTGCTGAACCGTGAATACTGGCCATCGTTCACCGCCGAGCAGCAAACGGCCATCATCGACCACGAGTTGAGCCACGCCGACGTCAAGAAGGGCGATGACGGCCAGGTTCAGCGCGACGATAGCGGGCGTATCGTCTACCGCACGCGCAGGCATGACCTCGAAGAGTTCCGAGGCGTGGTTGAGCGCCACGGGCTGTACCGGGCGGATCTGGAGGACTTCGCCCGTTCCATCGAGCAGGCGAAAGCCGCGCCGCTGTTCGGTGGCTTCCCGAATCAGATTGCCGGGGAGGTCGGTTAACAACTGACTCTTAACGAGAGAGGTTAAGCCTCTGGAGTGTATCCAGAGGCACGTTTCGGGGTGCGCAAACAGGAGATTGCAACGGTATGGCTATGAGATCACATCAGGAAGAAATGGTTCGTATCGCCCGGCGCGTGATTGCTGGAGTTCATGAATCGAATTCCATCACCCTGGACTGCACGCCGGGCGGCGGCAAGACCGGTGCTGGAACACTACTAGCTCAACTTCTGCTCGACGCAGGAACGGTGGATAGCGTGTTGTGGCTTGTGCCGCGACTGTCGCTGGCAGAACAGGTGGTGGACGCGTTTTCCACCGGGATGGGGCATCGTGAGGGGCGGCAACTGCAAGTCGTGGACGGGCAGGATGAACTTTTCGCGCCGGACCTGCCGCATATGCCTGTGACGGTCGGGCATGTGACCACCTACCAGACGATAGCGTCAAAGGCGAACTACAAGCGGTTCTGCGACGCCCTGCTGTCTCGCAAGACCCTACTCATCGCCGACGAGGTGCAATTCCTCAACGACGAATTGGATCGCGGTTGGCACTCGAAAGCGAAGAGCGTGTTTGACGCTGCGGCGTTCAAACTCCTGATGAGCGGCACGCTCTGGCGGACGGATGACAAGCGAATCCCGTTCATCGAATACGAGCGCCGCAGCGATGGCAAAAACTACCCGCTGTGTGACATTAGTTACACGCTACGGCGAGCGGTTGAGGAGCAGGCAGTTCTCCCAACGGAATGGCACGTTCGCGGCGCAAAGGTGAACTTTGCCTACAACGGCGTCGATCAAACGCTAGATCTGCTTGACGACAACGACGAGGAAGAATCTCGCAAGGTACGGACGTTCCTCAGCAGCGACAAGGCGACGTTTGGCGTCATCGACAACATGGTCGAGGACTGGCGCGACTGGTGCAAGCACGGTTACAACAGCCGCATGATCGTCATGGCCGACGACACCAGTGAGGCCAAGAAGTTCCAGAGGTATCTGCACACCAAGCACAATATCTCTTGCGTGCTTGCCACCAGCCGCGAAGAGTCAGCGGGCAGGAAGTTGCGACACTTCCGCGAACGCAAGCATGGGCAGTGCCTCGTCACGGTGGCAATGGCGTATGTCGGCTTCGACTGCCCCGATTTGACCCACATGGCTTACCTCAGTGCTATTCGCGCCCCATCATGGATGTTGCAGTCATTCGCTCGCGTCAGTCGCTTTGATGCCAACGCGCCAATCGGCTACGACCAGCAGCACGCCTTTATCTACGGCCCCGACGACGAACGCTTTCGGCAGTTCTGTGCGTGGCTCCGCAATCAGATTGCAATGGGCGTCGCTGATCGGCGCGGCGGTAATGGCGAACGGGCAAAGCCGGACGTGATCGTCATGCCGGACGATTTTGAACCGCTCGGCTCAGAACTGACCGGCATGGCAATCGAGTCGCTCAAACGGCGGATCAGCCCCGAGGACGAAGCCAAACTACAGACGTTCGTTGAGAGTTGCCCGTCGTCGGCTAACCTCCCCCGCTGGCGGTTGTTCGAGATCCTTGAGAACGCTGGCTTCTTCGGGAAGAAAGAGAACGGTGTCGCGTGAGCATTGACCCCGGCTATGGTCGAGCCGACGCGCCAGTCGGCTCCGAGGATTGGGCGAAACGGTGGCGGCTCGGCTTCCAAAGCGCCGCGCTCGACCTGCCGGGTGCGCCCAAAGAATGCTTGATCTACTACCACGCCGGTCTGAAGCACCGCGCGTGGTCGCTCCTCACGAATGAGTACGGTGAACCGTTTGACGACTTCGATACGTTCTGCGCCTGCAAGCAGCCCTACGGACTTGGCACGAATCCAGCCAAGTTCCGCGCCTACCTCGAAGCAGAGGAAGGCAAGCGAGCCGTCGAACTGCTGACGGTGAGTGTCGGCGATGACGTGGGCGGCAGGCCCAAGAATGGAGAAACCGCCGACACCGTGTCGGCGGTTTCTCCTGGCGAGCAAAGGAAGTCTGAGCGACTCCGCGCCATCCTGCGTGCCCCAGAGATCGTGCAAGACCTCTACCGCGAAGGTAAGGTCAGCCAGACGACAGCGGCCAAATTAGGACCGAAGAAGCCGACGCCGGAACAGGCGGCAAAGGTAGCCGAAGCACGGCAAGAGATCGAGCGACTCAACCTGGCTTGTGAGCCGAAGCGAGTACGCAAGGAAGTGGACGAAGTAGTGCGGCGCGTGCTGGGGCAGCAGACGCCGACGCTGCTTGACCAGGCGAAACGAGCCGTGTTGAAACTGACGGCGCAAGAGCGGGCGGAACTGACAACCTGGCTCACGGGGTTGCAGCCATGACCTTCACCGCTGCCGACGTCCTCGTTGCTCTGCTGAACTCCGGGCATTCCGTGCGGCGTGATGGCGACCGCATCATGATTGCGCCGACTGCCGATCTGACCGACGAGGACAAGGCAGCAATCAGAGACAACCGCGACGGCATCCTGACGCTGCTGCGTGGCCTCGAAGGGTACGCCACGCTGCACGCAGGACCGCACCCGCAAGACCCGTTCGCAGACCCGAGCGTCCCGAGCATGACACCGGCGGAGTGGAGCGAGATGCTCGCCGCCCTGCGCTACTGGACCGAATACAACGCGGCGACCACGGCGACGAGCAAGCCAACCAAACGCCGCCCGCAGACCGAAACGGAGGAGTTGTTTCAGTGAGTGATAGACCCCTGTGGATCAAACTACTGGAGGCGAAAGGCGTGCCGGCACCGACCGCCGAACATCGCTTCCACCCTACCCGCAAGTGGCGTTTTGACTTCGCCTGGCTCGACGTACAGCTGGCTCTGGAGATTGAGGGCGGCGCATTCAGCGGCGGCAGGCACACACGCGGCAAAGGCTTTATCGGCGACCTTGAGAAATACAACGCGGCTCTCCTGCTCGGCTGGCGGGTACTGCGCGTCACGCCGCAGCAGATGGCAAACGGCGTGGCAGTGGCGTTGGTGTTGCAGGCGTGGGGCGTGGAGGCGGCGCAGTGACGACCAAACGCGGACGCCCGCCTCTGCCACCACCGCCCACAACCGGCGTGCCCTGTCGCCACTGCCAGCGGCTCACCAGTGCGACGTCCGCACGCGGGCTGTGCCGGGTCTGCCACGGGAGTAAACGCCTGCGGAGTATGTACACCAGCCGCAAGCCGCCTGCCGTGTTTGACACGGTCTGCGTCGGCTGCGGCAAGGCGAAACGCATCAAGTGCGCGTCACGGCGGCTGTGTGACTGGTGCTTTCGCAACCCCGTGATACGCGAGGCACACACCACGCCGGAGACGACCAGCAGAGCCGAGGAGGGCTATGGGCTGGTGCCGGCGACGGTGCTATCCGCCGAGCCGACGACGGCCAGGCCGGGCAGCAAGGAGAAAATCGCAGTGTTGGAGGCGAGAGCAAGAGACGGGGTGCTGTTGTGGCACCCCGAGGATGTGAAAGGATGTGTGAGATGAGCGAGACAGTAAACCACCCCGCCCACTACGGCGGAGACACGATCTACGAAACAATCAAGGTGCTCAAGGCGTGGCTTACGCCCGAACAGATGGTCGGCTTCTGCGTCGGCAACGCCATCAAGTACCTGAGCCGTGCCGGACACAAGACCGCCGACCCGCTGGAGGATCTGCGGAAAGCCCGCTGGTATCTCGATTACGTCACGGCGTACCTGCTGGAGCAACGACCCGCGACGAACGGCAGCGGTGGCACGAGTTTGGAGACGCCGCGACCTGCTGGTGTGACTGAGGAGCAACTCAAGGTGGTGCAAACGCCATTCGGCTACGCCGCCGTGTTTGACGCCAAGCCCGCCTCCAAGGAGCACATCTTCGGCACCATGCACGAGGCGGTCTTGTACGCCGGGCATCGCCAGCAGACGACAGACCGACCCTTTCGGGCAGTGTCGTGCGGCGATCAATGGACGGTCGAGGAAGTTACGGAGGCGAACAAGTGAGTATTGACATCGACTACGCGAATCTACTTGACGACACCCTCAAGGGCGAGCGTGTTACGACCCGCAACAGCGTGGTACGGCGCATCATCGCACAAACCGTGCGGATCTCGTCTACACCGCTGGTGAGCCTGCGCAAGACGCCGTGGAAGACGGCACTGCGGGAGTGGGGATGGTTTATGAGCGGGAGCAACTACATCGGCGATTTGCACCCATCGGCACAGGCATGGTGGCAGCCCTGGATAGACAAATTCGGTCGCGTCTGGGGCAACTACTCTGTGCAACTGCGTCACGCACACGGCAGAGCCGGCTGGTGCTGCGACCAAATCGCGGGACTGATCGACGGCATCAAGAACCACCCGTACAGCCGCCGCAACGTGATTACCACATGGAACGCGGCTGATATGGCAAGTCCGGCGTGCCCTATCACCAACTGCCACCACAGCCTGACGCAATGCTTCGTGGACCTGAGCAACCGCCTTCACATGGTCACATATCAGCGCAGCGTTGACGCCGTGGTCGGACTACCCGCCAACTGGATTCAGACCTGGGCGTTCCTGCTCTGGCTCGCCCATCGCGGCGGGCGTGAGGTTGGCACGCTCACCTGGACCGGCGGCGACGTTCACGTTTACGAGGCGCATTGGGATCTGGCGCGCCGCATCGTGGACGCCTCGTTTGAGAGCGTCCCGGTAACGCCGCAACTGGTCTACACGCCAACGAGCGACGAGTTCAGGGCGGATGATTTCACGTTGGCGGGCGAGTATACGCCGACGCTGCTGGACCGTGCCGAAATGGTTGTCTAACACGGAGGACAGCAGTGCTCATTCTTTCCCGCAAAATTGGGGAGCGAATCATCATCGGCGAGGGCGTGAACCGCGTGGTTATCACCCTCTGCAACATCGACAGGAATCAGGTCAAAATCGGCATCAAGTGCGACCGGGGCATTCCGATCTATCGCGAGGAACTGCTACCGAGGAAGGAGGAAGGGAAGTCATGACCACCAGCATCGAGCAAGATACCGCCGCCAATGAATATACGACCGGCTACGTCGCGCAACTGCTCAACGTGGCGCCGAAATCCATCTGCGTGCTGATCCGACGCGGCGAGCTGCAGGCCCGCAACGGCAACGTCAGCGGCAAAAGCAAGCGCCGCTATTGGTTGATTGACGGCGCCAGCTTGCGGGCTTACCTCGTCCGGCGTGGCGTGCCGTTCACCGTCCACCACGAGCCGGGTGGCGACCGCATCCGCGCTCCGTTGATTACACGCACCACCTACACGACCGGGCAAATCGCCGCTATCTGCGACGTGGCACCACGCACGGTGAGCAAGTGGTTCGACGACGGGTGGCTCAAAGGGTATCGCATCCCCGGCAGTCAGGACCGCCGTATCATGCGGGCGGATCTCGTGGCGTTTCTGCGTGAGCAGAACATGCCGCAGGCGGACCAATTCGACGAGACGCGTCACGTTCTCCTTGTCGGCCTCGACCCGCATTTCACCGCCCGCCTGTTGCCCCTGCTCCCCGCCGAGGCAGGCTACGCCGTGACGACTGCCGCGACTGCGTTCGACGCGGGGCTACAAGCACCCGGCAAATCGGTGGTCATCATCGACCTGCGCATCGGACGCGGCGAGGCGTTGGCGATGGCAGCGAGCCTGCGGAATGGCTCGCAGGGCGTGCTATACCTGGGGGCGTTGCTGTGCGAGGACGACCAGGATACGGCGAGCGTGGCAGCGGCAGGCTTCGACGCCTGGGTGCGGCAGCCGTGTGCGGTGGAGGAGGTGGCGCGGATGGTGAAGGGAGGGGTGAGACTGTGAAAATCGTCTGCAAAACAAGGCAAGCTGTGATTGATAATCGACCGACACTGTATAAAATGAGCGAGTCCGAACAAGTGCTGCTAACACTTGACGGACTCTACACAACCAGACCTGTAGGGGGTCGGATCATGTCCAATAAGTCTACGTCCGCTGTCGTTGCGCCGCAAGAGGTGCAGCGATGAAACTACTCCTCGACTACAACGACGTCGCATCTTACCGGCTGTTTCTCGCCGCCAAGCGCCTGCCCCGTTATCGTGTCACGGGCCGGGTTGTCGAGTTTCCCGACGAATACGCGGGACTGCTGGGGCTGGCCGAAACCGCGACAGCAACAGCCGACTACACGCCGGAACCGTGGCTGTTCGACTACCAGGCAGCCATTTCGCGCATCGCCATCATCAAGCGGAAGTTCGCCGCGTTCGTGGCGTGCGGGCTGGGCAAGACCGCTATCATGCTGGAGTTCACCCGCCACGTCAGCCGTGTGTTGCCGCAGCACAAACGTATCCTGATTGTCTCGCCGCTCATGGTGATTCGACAAACGATGGCGGAATGCCAGCGGTTCTACGGCGACCGTATCCCGATCGAGCAAGTACGCGCCGCACACCTGCGCCAGTGGATCAAAGGCAGCGGCGGGCGCATCGGTATCACTAACTACGAATCATTGCGGGACGACGTCGAACAAGGCGAGTTAGGGGCGTTGATCCTCGACGAGTCCTCGAGCCTCAAAGGTCACTATGGCAAGTGGGCGAGAAAGGCGATCGAGTTGGGCGCGGGATTGCAGTGGAAACTCGCGTTGACCGGAACGCCGGCACCAAACGACCGCATCGAGTACGCCAACCACGCGGTATTTCTCGATCAGTTTCCGACCGTCAACGCATTCTTGGCGCGATTCTTCGTCAACCGTGGCGAGACGCAAAACCGCTGGGAACTGAAGGCGCACGCGCTGCGCCCGTTCTATACCGCGCTGTCGCACTGGTCGATCTTCGTGGAGAATCCAGCGACCTATGGATGGAAGGACAACTGCGGCACCATTCCGCCGATTAACGTACAGATTCACGACGTACCGCTAACCGACGCGCAGCATGCCCTTGTCTCATCTGTGGGCGGCGATCTGTACGGCACGCCGGGAGGTATCACCAGCCGGGCGAAGCTGTCGCAACTCGCCAAGGGACGACACAAAGGAACTAACGTCGCCAGCCGCAAGCCGGAATTTATCCGCGATCTTGTCAGTCAATGGAGTGATCGCGAATCAACGCTCATCTGGTGCAAGTACAACGAGGAGCAACGCAGCCTTGAGCGTGTCATGCCGGGGGCGTTGTCGATGGACGGATCGACCAAGGAAGAGGCACGCCAGCGCATGCTGGAGGACTTCCTGGCCGGACGCAATCGCGTCCTCATAAGCAAGCCGGACGTGTTGGGATTTGGGCTAAATTTGCAGATCGCTACCCGGCAGGTATTTAGCGGGCTGGAGGACTCCTACGAGTCCTACCATCAGGCAGTCAAACGCTCCAACCGCGTCGGCTCAACCGTGCCGCTGAACGTCCACATTCCAGTCACAGAGTTAGAACGCCCAATGGTCGATACGGTGTTGCGCAAGGCGAAGCGGGTACAGGCAGACATCGAAGAACAGGAACGTCTATTCAAGGAGTCGGGCAATGTCCTACTGGCAAACTGACGAGCCGTATCACCTGCACCTTGGCGACTGCATCGAGCACATGCCAACGATGCCAGAGGCAAGCGTGGACTTCTCGATCTACTCCGTGCCGTTCCCGAGCCTCTACGCCTACACCAGCGAGGCGGGCGACATCGGCAACAGCGAAGAACTGAAGCACGAAGCGAAGGCTCACTTTTCATTCTTCTATCGGCAGTTCCGGCGCGTGATGAAGCCGGGCCGGGTGGTGATTGTTCACGTCATGCAGATTCCGCGCATGAAGCGAACAGGCGGCGAAGGTCTGTACGACTTTCGCGGGCTGAACATTCGGCTTGGTGAGCGGGCCGGGCTGGTCTACGAATACGATTGGCTGATCCGCAAGAACCCGCAGGCGCAAGCGATCCGCACCAAGTCGCACAACCTCCAGTTCGCGGGCCTGGAACGCGACCGCGCCAATGCACGCGGGGCACTCGGAGATTACCTCATTAAGTTCCGCTGCCCCGGTGAGAATGCCACGCCGATCAACGGCACGGGCGAGGTGCCGCGCAATGATTGGATTGATTGGGCTGAGGCGTGCTGGTCAGACATCAAGGAAACGGCGACGCTCAACGCCAAGCAGGGATACAAGAGCCACGCCGACGCCAAGGGCGAGCAGGACACCAAGCACATTTGCCCGCTACAACTGCCCGTCATTGATCGCGTAGTGCGGCTCTACTCCAATCCCGGCGAAGTGGTGTTCTCGCCATTCGCAGGCATCGGCAGCGAAGGCGTGGTGGCGCTCAAGTTGGGACGTCGCTTCTACGGTTGCGAACTGAAGAAGGAGTATCACGACGCGGCGCAGCACAACCTGGCCCAAGCCGTGGTTCAGCGGGCAGCAGACCAAAAGACGTTGTTCGACATGATCGAAACGAGCGAGGCGTTGACGCTCGAATCTGCTGAGGCTATTTGAGGAGTCCACACCATGACATTCCGCGTTCAGTGGCACCTCATCTGCGATCAGTGCAAGCAGCAGTCGCGGCAACGCAACAACGACAGCCGCAAGGCGGAAGCCGCGTGCCTCAAGGCGGGCTGGCAAGCAGCGTGGCACAACGGAGGGATGCACCATCTGTGTCCGGCGTGCGTGGCGTCGGGCGTGGTGCCGGAGTGGTGGGGGAAGCAAAAGGGAGAGCAGCAGTGAGCGAGCAACCGAAACTAGGACAGACGCCCGACAGCACAGCGGCGCGCGATGCCATTCACATCGCCATCACTCCGGTGACGTCGGCGGAGCGATTGTTCCCCGGTCAACACGTCGGGCTAATACCTGGCACGTCCGACCGCGTGACAACCGCCGCGCCGCACATCGGCATCGTGGACCCCTACCTGACCGCGCCCGTGCAGCCGGGACAGCGGTTCTATCTGTGCCTGTATCCGCAGACCGTGACGAGCCTACGCCACGAGTGGACGCATCCGGCGTTTGGGGTGGCGAGCGTGGCACCAGTGGCAGCAGCGGCAAAAGCGGCACCGCCCCGCCCGGGCTTCTGGCGCACGCCGACCGTGTTAAGCATGTGCCAGCAGATCCGCGAGAAGCGGGACCACTACGCTCTGCCAATCCTCGCAGATGCTTTGGAAGATGCGGGCTATGCCGACGCCGACATACTCGCCAAGTTGCGCGAGACTCCACACAACGCAGGGAGAGCCAACGAAGCCGCGCGGCTCGCCTGCCTCATCGAAGGTGGCGAGCGTGCCGAAGCGGTGGAGTGGCTCGATAACCTCGCGGCGGAACTGGACATCACCTACAACGCACTCATGGAGGCGGCAGATGCGTGGGTTTTGCACGGCGATTACACCACGCAATACGGCTCTGAATGGTGGCGGGATACGCTCGATTGCTCGCGGGCGCCGCACTTCTGGCAGCGCTACGAAATCGTCACGGGACGCAAGCCAGAGAGTGAGACGGACACGTTCTTTTCGTGCTCTTGCTGAGGTGCGACCATGACCCTCTACGCCCTGTTCCGCTCCGCACGCTACCCCGTCACCCTCTCCGCTGGCCTGCTACGCGGGGCGTTCGGCGACGTGGGATACGATGTGCCGGTGGTGGTGTGTTGCAGTGATGCGTGGCGGGCTGAGGCGCTGGCGCAGCAGGTGCGGGCGTGTGGGTATCGCAACGTGACGATTGAGGCAACAACCATGAATCCGTATCTACTGCCCGAGCCTTCCGTCGTGTCATTCAGCGGCGGGCGAACGTCCGGCTATATGCTGCGCCAGATCCTCGATGCCTTCGGTGGCAAACTCCCGCCGTTGGTGAAAGTGATCTTCGCCAACACGGGCAAGGAACGCCCGGAGACGCTGGATTTTGTCGAGCGGGTGAGCATTGAGTGGGACGTGCCTATCGTGTGGCTGGAGTATCGCAATCGCTATCTTGGCACGCGCGTTGTCAAGACGGGCAAGTATGCGGGCGAAACAAAAGCCAAGTATCAGCACACATTCGCGGAGGTCAACTACGCCACTGCGAGCCGCAACGGTGAGCCATTCGTTACCGCCATCAAAGCTCACAACTTCCTGCCGAACCCGGTAACGCGGTTTTGCACCTACGACATGAAGGTTAAGACGATTAACCGTTATGTCCAGAGTCTTGGCTGGGAGCATTACACCGATGCCGTTGGGCTGCGCTATGACGAGCCGCGTCGGGTGGCAAAATGGCAACGGTTGAACCGACTGAGCAAACCTTGTTTGGCGAAGTCAAGACACGCGGCAAGGCGCGACCCGAACCCGGTTGTGAGCGAGTCGCGCCGCTGCACAAGGCGAAAGCGACGCTTGAAACCGTGATGGACTTTTGGAGCCGCCAGCCGTTCGACCTGCAACTCCAGCAGCACGAAGGGAATTGCGACCTGTGCTTCCTCAAGGGTGCGGGCAAGATCCTTCAGATTCTCCGCGACGATCCTTCGCGGGCTGATTGGTGGATCGAGCAGGAGGAAGCGATAGCCAAAGGCGACGGGAGCGGAGCCGGTCGGTTCCGCTCCGACCGACCAGGCTACGCCGAACTGAAGATGATCGCACAAGGTGGCGAACGTCTCCCGCTGTGGGACGACCACGACACCATTCCTTGCACATGCACGAATTGAGGCAACACGATGAGCGACGACACGAAACGCGACGCCGCCGCAGACCTGGCAGTCTGTGCGGCTGCAACACCGGGACTCAACGACGTTATGCCCGGCTCAATCACGGACTGGGATTACGCCAACAGCACATACACGACGGAGTTTATGTGCAATCGCCGTGTGAGTCGTGAGCAGGTGCAGAACGACCTGCAACTATTCGCAATCGCTGGCGTTGCCCTGCCCCACTGGATCGAGCGGGCGGTGCGTGCCGAGGCCGAGGCGGAGCGATTGCGGCAGTGTGATAGCAACGCACTTCGCTGCCTTGGCGAGCAGATGAAGCTTGCGGGCGAATTGTTGTCGGGCTGTCATGATGCCTACAGCGCGCTAACTCGCGGTGTTGTTGGCATGGAGCGATCGCGTGCAGTGGCGGCGCTTGGGGCTGTCATCAACGAAGCGATGAAGGCGAAAGGCGGCACATCATGACCGACCGCGAGCGCCTTCTCCGTCGCGTCTGTCTCGACCCTGCCGACGATCTGCCACGACTGCTTTACGCCGACTGGTGCGATGAGACGGGGCGACATGATAGGGCCGAATTCATTCGCTGTCAGATTGAGAAGGTGCAGGTTTATCGCGACAGGCCAAAGGGCATCTTTTCGCCCTACGTCGATACGCATTCGTGGAAGATACGCTTCGCGGAGTTGCGGGCAAGGGAGCGGGAACTACAAGCCCCCGGCGTTGATTGGTGGGATGACTACGGCGGTCCCAACGTTCATGTGCTGGAGTGGCGGCGCGGCTTTGCGGAACACATCGCCGTCAGTTGTAAGTTCTGGCTCGCACACGGCCCCGCGATCGTGCGGCAGCAGCCGATTACGCGGGTGGTGTTGAGTGATCGGGAGCCATCGTCGACATACGCCGGCGGCAGACATATCTGGTATCTCGGCCCCATGAACGACGGGCCGGATCATATTCCGCTGCATTGGCTCGGAAAGCCAATGCAATTCGCATTTGCCACACCACAAGCCGCCAAAGACGTCCTGTCCGCCAAGGCTCTCCTGTGGGCACGCACTGAGGCTGGATTGGAGGTGGCATCATGACGGAGCACGAGTGGCTGACCAGCGGCGATCCAGTGAAGATGCTGGAGTGGCGGACACATATTTCATGGTCCATGACGCACCCGCCAACCAGCATCAGTTCCCGCCAGTTGCGCCTCTTCGCGTGCGCTTGTACTCGGCTGCACAAGATTGATCCGGACATTCAGGAAGCGGTCGAGCTAGCCGAGTTGCATGCTGACACGGGCGATCCTCTGAAGTGGCAGATGAGTATTTGCGTCTGTGTCCCCGATGCGGCAGAAGCTGCACGGTTGGCGTTAGAGGACTGGATTTACAAGCATGACCGCCCTTTGCAGGCCACCATCCTCCGCGACATTGTCGGCAATCCATTCCGGCAACACAGGTGCATGACGTGTCGCTCGGATGCGATCGCCTACCACCCCGACTACGAGAAATGCACCGATTGCGACTTCGGCTTGTGGCTGCGTTGGAGCGACTTCACCGTCCCGCGCATGGCACAGGCGATCTACGACGAACGCGCATTCGAGCGTCTGCCGGTACTCGCCGATGCGCTGGAAGAGGCGGGCTGCGACAACGTCGAGATCATCGAGCATTTGCGGGGGCGTGAGCGGTGTGGTCCGTGTGAGGTCGAGGTTGGCAGTCAGAGGATGCAAGTGTCGGGCACCTTCATCCAATTGGATGGTGATTGGGGATTCCCGAAGAATCCAAAGCAAACGCCGGCATATCTGCCACAGTGCAAGCATTGTCACGGCAGCGGTTGGCGGCCAGTGCGCGGCCCCCATGTGCGGGGCTGCTGGGTATTGGATCTTCTCTTGGGCAAGGAGTAACGCGATGAGCGATGCAGTGAATCAGGTGCCGGCGGGTGCGAAGATCGAGCCAGTGCAGGTGATTGAGTCCTGGGGTCTGGACTATCACCTCGGCTGTGCGGTCGCGTTGATCGCGCGGGTGAAACGGGCGGAGCGAACGTACACACGCGACGAGTTGCAGCAGGCGCGGGCCCATCTGGACCGGGCGTGGGAGCAGATGCAGCAACTCGAACAGCGGCAAGAGTCCCGGCGGAGCACTAACAGTTCGTTGCTGAGTAGTTTTGAGAAGGTCGCAGCGGCGTTCGAGGCAATCCCCCGCGCCGTTCGTGGGGCGTTTCGCTTTGGCCCTTACTACACCTACGGTCGGGCCGACGAGGTGCGCTTGCGGCTTGAGGAACGCTACCAGGGCGAGAAGTGGACGATTGTCTCCGAGGAAGCGAAATACTTCGTCCAGCGTGTATCAGTGCCGGCACCGGAAGTGACGCCCGAACAGGCTGCGGGGGCGCAGCCTCCGTGGGCGGAACGCCCGGTGCATAACGTGTTCGGCCCCTACCGCACGCTGGAGATTGCGGAGGCGGTGGCGCTGACGTTACTCAACGTGCGCGGTGCTAACTATGAGTCTGTCAAGATCGGGCCGAACTGCTTTGTCCGCGAATATCTGAAGGAAACGACTGCGAAGAGTTGAGGCGACCCCCTTTCATGGAGGAAATGCGCGATGAGCGAAGATGTCTGGCTGGTGGCCCTGACGGCGCTGGTGCTGATCGGCGTCGTGGGCGTGTTGTGGCTGTATGAGTATTGCGAGCGAGTGGCGCACCAGCAGCGTGCGGCGGACCTGCAACGGCGGTTGAACGAGAATCTGCGGCAGCGTGTCAAGGAGATGTGCCATGACTGACCTGGAACAGTTGGCCTTGCGGGTCGTCAACGCCCTGTCCACCTCGGTGCCCAATGGCGAGCCAAACAAGGACCGCGCCACCATCGAGGGGGACGAGGTGCGGCTGCGCCTGGAACAGCCGCAATGGGGCTGGTCCCTGGTGCGCAAGGTGGCGCAGACACGTTTTGTCCAGCGCCTGCTGGAACGCTGGCAGGCGGAACTGCTGCTGCATCGGCACAAGGAAGAGTCCGACCGCATCGGCTATCTCGAACGGGAGGTGCTGCGCCTCGGCGATGCCCTGCTCAACGCGGGTGTGGAGAATAGCCTGCTGCGCGAGGCACTGGCGTGGTATCTGCGCGAGGATCAGGCAGACGTGGCGGCGAATGTGGCCGGTGCTGCCGAGCGTCCAGCGGCACGGGTGCTGGGTGTGGCACCGCCGGCGGAGGGGGCGTGAGATGGCGAGGCTGAAGGTGTACTACCCCTACCGCTGCGGGCACTGCGGCACCATTCAATATCGGGGTAGTTCCGCCATGCACTGCAACGTCATCCATCCCCTGTTACGCCTAAAGTGTTGCGCCAGAATTTACCGGGTGATTGGCGGAGAGGCCAGGACTCGCCCGCCGCACCTTGCAACGGAGACGAGTCCAATGACTGCAACGGAAGTAATCGATCAGTGCAGAAAAGCTCTGGAATCGGCACAGTCGTTCAATCTGGCCGTCGCACAGTATGCGCGGGCGGTCGGCATCGACGCCCCTGGAGTGAAGCGGATTTGCGAGCAAGGCAGCGATGCCTGGAACTTGACCGAGGAGGCGTTGCAGGCAATCGAGGGTGCAGAAGAGTCTCTGGCCAAGGAGGGCAAGTAGATGGCAGGAGAGTGTAATCCCCTGGAGACGCTGACCGCGCTGCACACGACGGCCATTGCCGCGCCGTGGGTGTGGCAGATGTTCGGCGGGCAGTGGTATCTCGTGGGCGCACATGGGCCGCGCCCCGTGGTGTTGTCGGCGGGTCTCTACAACCGCTACGGCCCTGCCTACGACGAGTCCCGCGACGGTTTCGCGGCTCGTCTGGAGACACGCTGTCCGGCCACGCGCGTGCTGGTGCCCGCGGCACCCGACAACCCGAGCATGGCGCTGATTCCGGCGCTGCGCAACCACCTGCCCGAGTTGTTGCGGGAACTGGCGGAGTTGCGCCGCTACAAGCAGGCAATGGAACAGATGGCCGCACAGTTCGTGCATCCGCGCACGACAGCGGCAGAGATGTGCGAGCAGATCCTGAAAGGAGCCTGAGCGATGAGCCAACATACCAGCGGACCGGTGAAGGTCGATCCGCTCGACCCGCTCAGCGTGGTGCCTGCCGCACACGGCACGACCCAGGCGGACGGGCGCACCTATCTCCCCGTGGTAATCTGTCGCGTCGGCGTCGGTGCCAACCGCCCGCTGGAAGAGGCACAAGCCAACGCCCGCCGCATCGTCGAGTTGTGGAATCAGCGGCTTGAAGTGGACGAACTGGCAACGCTGCTCGCCACCAAGCGGGAGCAGGGGAAGGAAGGTGCGGCATGACTCCGTATCCGCGTGTCGGCGAGCTGGTGCCCTTCGATTTTCTGCCCGCTGCCGTGCAAGCGATGGCAGTGGCGCAACCGGAGAACGCCGTGTTTCTGGTCAGCGATCCAGCCGCCGGCGTCACGAGTGCCTGGCGCGTACTCAACGCCGGACCCTGCGGTGCGTTCGTGTTCGACGGCTATCCCATGTTCAGTTTGACGCCCACAGCAAGGAGAGGTGATGACCGCAACCACTATTGACGGCAATGCACCGACGCTGGCCGTTCTGCTCGCGTTGCCTGCCGGGCGCGAGTTGGATCGCGCCATCGCCGTGCATGTGATGGGCTGGATGCCCGAGGTGCTCGACAAGGAAGTCTACTTTGTTGACCGTGACCGGTACGCCAGGTACGGCAGGCACTTCAAGCCGAGCCGCAAAATCGGGCACGCTCATGAGGTGTTGCACCACCTGAACGAACAGGGGCGTAGCGTGCGGATCGTGGCTGCGCCGCATGCCCACGAGTGGCTAGTGATGATCGGTGGCGACTATCATGCGCGGGGGACGTTCGAGGAGTTGCCGTTGGTGATCTGCCGGGCGGCGCTGCGAGCCTGCCTGCAAACGGGGAGCAATCAAGGATGAGCCGACCACCTGCGGAGACAGTGCCGCTGACTGACGCGCAACAGCAACTCGTGGCCGACAATCAGGCACTCTTACGCTGGTGGCTGGATACGCAGGTATTCCGCCACTTCCGGGTAGACGAGGAGGACTGCGCCGAACTGATCTACCGCTGCCAACTGTGCCTGATCCTGGCGGCGCAGCGCTATGACCCGACACGCGGTAAATTCACCACCTACGCCATCTGGTACATACGCAGTGCCGTCACGGACTGGCGGCGCGTGCGGGAGCGACGGCGCAGCTTTGGCAAGGTACTCTCGCTGTCCATGCTACTCGGCGAAGCGTGGGGAGCATGCGTCGAACCGCAGGCACCGGCATACGACCCCCTATCCGGGCTGACGCTGACGGAACTGGAAGCGTATTGCAGCAGCATGCTGAAGCCCCAGCAATGGCGGGTGTTGCGCCTGCGCGTCGTGGACGGGTGGACGTTGGGCGAGGTCGGCAAGGCGCTGCGACTGAGCAAGGAGCGGATACGGCAGGTCGAAATTCAGGCGTTGCAACGGCTGCGTGCGGAGCCGCCACCGGACTACTGCGCGGAGCATGCAGGGGAGGGGGCGACAGCATGACTCATCACGAATGGCTCACCAGCACAGACCCCGCCGCGATGCTGGCGTGGCTACAGGGAGGCTATCGTCACAAGGCAACAGGCATCCTCTCCGGCACCGTCGTCAACGAGCCACGCCGCATCAGCGACCGCAAGTTGCGACTCTTCGCCGTGGCGTGCTGCCGTGCCGTCTGGGATCGCCTTACCGACCCACGCAGCCGGCGAGCGGTGGAGGTGGCAGAGCGTTTCACCGATGGGCTGGCGACAGATGAGGAGTTGGAAGTCGCCGAGGATAATGCTCGCCGATCTTGGGAGAGTAGCGACAATCCAGCAGGCGCAGCAAGATATTGCTGCATTAGCAGCGCTACGCATGGGGCGCAGTGTATTGCACGCCCACATATGCGGGATTTGCCACCACCCGACACCCAAGCCGCCATTCTTCGTACCATCATCGGCGACCCCTTCAACCCCGTCACGCTGTGTGGCCGCGCAAGAAAGCCCTTCCACAATCAGTACGCGCACGTCAGCGAGAATGGCGGATTCTGGCTGGAGTCTGAATGCGGCGATTGCCAGAGAATCCGCACCCCTGACGTGCTCGCCATCGCCAGCCGCATCTACGACACCCGCGATTGGGACGCCATGCCGATGCTGGCTGATGCACTGGAGACGTCTGGTTGTGAAGACGCTCGTGTGCTGGAGTGGTTGCGGGGTGATGTGGAGTGCGTGGCGTGTAGGGGTGCTGGCGTGCTGGGGACTGGTTACGGCTCGTTTGGTGCGAGGGAGTGCCAATCGTGCAGCGGCACCGGGCGTATCAAGCCGGTGCGGTGCCGAGGGGACTGGTGCCTCGATTTAGTTTTGGGGAGGGAATGACCTATGGCAGCAGACGGCAACGAAGGCATTGTTTACATCCTCTATCGAAACCATCGGTATGTGACATCGTGGCGACGAGTCAAGCCAGCGTCAATCTACTTCGGCGCAAACCAGTGGCATCCTGAGCCACAGTGGCTTTTACGCGCTGACGATCTGGACAAGGGCGACCTGCGCGATTTCGCCATGAAGGACATTCTGGCGTGGTCCACGACGCCGCCAAATACCAGCACGAGCCGACCGGGGCGACTGGTGGAACTGAGTCTGGATGGCGAGCAGGAGCCGACGACATGACCATCGTTCGCGCCGGACGCGACTTCCTTGCCGAGTGGCAACATTCACCCTGGCTGCTCGGCGTGCTGATCCGCGCCCCGGACACGCTGGTCGTGCAGACCGTGTACGAACTGCCGCGAGCGTTGCGGGAGCATCTGGCGCAGGGGCGTGGATGGCGCGTAGAATTCAGGACCGTGGGAAGGGCGTGCGAGGAGTGAAGCGATGAGACTTGAGGAGGGTTTCGGACTCATGACCGAGAAAGAGCAATTCGCGCAGATGGCAAGCCACGTTCGCACTACAGCCGAGACGCTACTCACGGAATGGTTCGGCGAGCGGTGCGACGACTTTGACGCCGACTGCCTCTGTTGCCAACGCTGGGCGGCGCTGGACGTGCTGTTGCGGAATCCATTCGAGGATGGCGAGCAATGACCACCGACAACAACGAAACCTGCCGGCGCTGCGGTTGCACACGGCGCGAGCACTACGCTTTCGGTGTACCGCTGGCGAGCTGTCACGGCGGCTGCGGTGTGGACTGCAACGGGTTCCGCGACAAGGGCGAGGACATGAGTAGTATCAACCGGCTGTTGTGTGCCATTCGGCGGCAGGCAGAGACGCGAAGGGAGCCAATGACATGACCACCCTCGACAATCTCCTGCGCGGCATCTGCGAGTACCCCGCCGATACTCACCGCCGCCTCGTGTACGCCGACGCCTGCGAGGATGCGGGCGACATCGACCGGGCGATGTTCATTCGCGTGCAGTGCGAGATTGCCGCGCGGGGCGAGGTGCGTTGCAGCAAAACGGGCGACGTGCTGGAGTGGTACAAGTTCACGTCACGCTGTCGGTGCGAGGCGTGCAAGTTGCGGCGCACGGAGTATATGTCGAGCCGCAGGCATGTGGTGTGGGACTGGTCGGTACCTGGGATTTATCGCGAGACGTACAAGCGTGGCTTCGTGGAGACTGTCTGGTGCGAAACGTCCGTGTGGGAGAGGGCTGGCGCGAGTATCGTCAGCGAGTACCCGGTAACACGGGCAGAGTTGAGCGACAAGCAGCCGAGCCTCCACATCGGAGCGGCAGCGGAGGAAGTTTTCTACGTCTGGCGGTGCTACCCCGGCGATTATTACGCCACCGAACACTACTCCGACCACATCACGAGCGAGTTGTTTTCATTCCTGCCGCCCGAGTCTTTTGACGGTCGCAACGCCTGTATTTTCCGCTCACGAGAAGCCGCGATTGACGCACTCAGTACCGCCGCTCTCACCTGGGCGCGTAGCGTCGCCGAACTGCCACCCCTGGAGCAACACCCATGACCACCGACACCGGAGCCGCCCTGCTCGCCATCGTCCGCGCCAACCCTACCGACTGGGATGCGCGCCGCGTGTACGCCGACTGGCTCGATGATGGGAGCGAGGAGGGGGCGATTGCCGCGAATGGGCAGCGTTGGCAAGCGGAGAACGAGAAGTGCACGATACCGATGGCAAGTGGTGCTATGGGCATTAGAAGCAATTCATATGATTGGTGGGTGACTAAGAGGGTCGAGGACCACGACACCATCGAGAATTCGATATGGGACAAATTAACTGAATACGCTTACATCGGCATCACATACAAAGAGTACCACACCCCTGACGCTGCCGAGGCTGCACTGGCTCGCGCTCTGTGGGCACTGGGGATACAGGCCACCTGATGCGACTCTACCTCCTCCCCTGCGGTACGCTCTGCCGCATGAAGCAAGCAGAGCGACCACCTATCGACCGTCCGATTGCGTTCCTCCGCTACCTCCATCAGCGGCGGTTCTGCGACCGCGAAATTGCTCTCTACCTCAACGATCCGCCGCTCTACCTCCTGCATCTCCACCCGCACACCTCGTCGGCACTGTGCCTGCTCGATGCGCCGCCGCCAGCAATCACCTGGACCCGCCGCATGGTGCAGTGGACACGCAACAAGCTCGGGCTGCGTGGGCACCGCAAGCCACGCCGTGAGTTGAAGAACGCAGCGCAAGCCTGTGGGTACAGCCGCCATATCTACGCGCTCCGCTGGGCCACGCTGGGACTGGATCTGTACCCGGCACAGGTCGACATCCTCGACGCACTGCTTGAGCATGGCCCACAGACGATGGGCGAGATGATGGCGCGTCACGGCTGGACCCGCCCGCCAACGCTCCACGGCACCAAGTCGGCGATTGCTAGCCTTATCGAATCCCGCGTTGTCGTATTGCTCGGCTCGGCAGTCTACAACGGAAAAGTGGTTCGCCAGTACGGTCTGGCTGATGGTGTCAAGCCAGCACATGACCGCCGCCGCCTTACTGGTGTTGAGCAACGACTCAAAGCTATGGGGTTAATTGAAGACCAGTCAGGTAGTTTACCCTATCCAACCAGCGCAACGTATAGTTCAGCAGAGAGAGATATTTCTTGCAGCGAAGGCAACTAACCGCTGTTGCGTGGTGATAGGTGGGGTATGTATAGTGGGTGTATTGTCTGTGGAGATACTCCGTAAGGAGGTTAGCAACAATGGCAGCCAAGCAAGCCAAGGTAAAAGCATCGGCGACCAAGCCGCGCAAGTATGCTGCAAAAGCCAAGTTCTCTTCGTTCGCTGCTGACACGTCGTTTAACTTCGGCGCAAACGCGACCAAGAAACCATCAGGCAAAGTTAAAGGCGGCGGAAGCTATAGCGAGTAGTCATGCCAGCGCCTGACTTTAGCCGTGGACCCAAAACAGACCGCATGGCGGGGCCATTGTTCGGCGGTTCTCCCGCAGCAAAAGGCGCACACGTCCACAAGGCAAGACGGGGCATTGCCAGGGCTTTCGCTCGCATCCGCACGGCTGAGGAGTTTCTCGCTGGCGACCTATTCCCACACAGCGACGGCGATCAGCTCCACATGATTCTTGACAGTCAACGATTAAATCCGGGCGACATGCTGGTTGCTCTCTGTCGCCATCTCAACAGCCCCGTCGTTCATCTCCGCATCAGTACCCTTACTCTCAGTGCCGAACGCAATCTCTTGCAACTGCTGGACTTACTCGACAGCAAGGTAGTCTTGCGGTTGTCGCTACTTGTGTCCGACATGTTCGCGGCCAAGCAGCCGGAAATGTGGAGCAAGATTAACGCGGCGTTCGCGTCGAGAAACTGCCTTGTCGCCGCAAGTCGCACGCACGCCAAGGTATTCACGCTCGATGTGCAAGATGATCGCGGGCTGGTGTTCTATGGCAGCGGCAACTTACGCACGGCCAAGAGCCACGAGCAATTAACGCTTACCCGTGACCGTGGCGTACATGACTTCTATGCAGCTTGGATTGATGAGCAGATAGTGCAACATGGCACCGCGACGGAAGATTGATAACAATGGCGAGTCAACGCGAGCGAACCGGGTGGAAACGGACACCCGGACGCGCGAGGTTTTACAGTGGATTCTCAACGGCGCGCCGAGATACGAAGTATTACGTTTAGCTTCGGAAAAGTATAACATTAGTGAACGCCAGGTAGAGAACTACATCACCAAGGCGCACACGCTGCTAAGGGAATCGCACGAACGCGGGCAAGACCATGCGGTATCCGTTGCCGTAGCACAACGGCAAAGTCTTTACGCACTCGCTCTGGAGTCTGGCGACTATCGTTTGGGGCTGAACGTGCTGGCCGACCTCGCCAAGTTGGTAGGCATCTACGCGCCGACCAAGACGGACATTACCACCAAGGGCGAACGCCTACCGCTCGGCTTTATTCAGTTCGGCGAAACGGCTGAATCTCTCCCGCCGTCCGAGGACTCTAGCAATGGCGAAACCGTTCATTGAAGAGTCTGAAGTGAATGGGCTGCTGAAACTCAAGTACAACTTCCACGCGGGGCAACTCGCCGCCATCAACAGTACGAAGCGTATTGTTCTCATCCTCGCGGGCACCCGTGGCGGCAAGACCTCATTTGGCCCGGCGTGGCTGGTGCGTGAGATGGTGCGCAAGGGGCCGGGCGACTACCTCGTTGCGGCACCGACGTACAAGATTATCGACAAGGCAGCCGGCCCTGAAATCGAGCACCAACTAGGGCGATTGATGGGGCTGGGCAGCCTCGTGCGTTCGCCACTTGAATTCCGCATATCCGACCAGGGGCAAAAAATCCTCTGGGGCAAAGTACATGAACGCCCGTCGCGTATTCTATTTGGCCACGCTGACGACCCCGAATCATTGGAGGCGATGACAGCAAAGGCCGCATGGCTCGACGAGGCCGGACAGCGGCGGTTTAAGCTCGGCTCATGGGAGGCTATTCAACGGCGTTTGTCGATGGATCAGGGGCGCGTGTTGTTGACCACAACGCCTTACGACCTGGGTTGGCTCAAGCAGCAGATTCACGACCCGTGGTTGCAGAGCGGGAAGAACCATCCACGCATTGACGTGATCGGCTTTACCTCGCTGATGAATCCCGCCTTCCCCCGTGAAGAGTACGACATCGCCCACGCCACCTATCAAGGGTGGAAGTTCAACATGTTTTACCGGGGCACCTTTACCCGCCCGGCAGGACTCATTTACGATTCATTCAACGACACCCGCGACGTGATACCACCCTTCGCCATCCCCGACAAATGGTCGCGATACCTGGGGCTCGACTTCGGCGGCGCCAACACCGCCGGCACGTTCTACGCCAAGGACTACAACAGCGGTGTCTACTACCTCTACCGCGAATATCACGCCGGTAGCCGCACGGCACGCCAGCACGTCGAGGCGTTGTTAGCAGGCGAGAAGATCCGCCCCACGGCAGTCGGTGGCTCGCACAGCGAAGGCCAGTGGCGCAACGAGTTTGCAGCGGCAGGGCTGGCCGTCCATGAGCCAGCCGTAAAGGAAGTAGACGTTGGCATCGGGCGCGTGTATGCCGCCCACGCCACGGGCAAAATCAAGGTGTTCTCGACCTGCAAACGCTACCTCGAACAGAAGGCGACCTACTCCTATCGCTGCGATGAGCAGGGCGAGCCGCTGGGGACAGGGGAGATCGAGGACAAGCACGATTTCCATTACCTCGATGCGGAAAGGTACGTTATCGGCTGGCTGGAACGTCCCGGCGGTACGGCTACCATCGGCACCAGCAAGCGCGGCAACGTCGTGGACCGTATGCCATCGGGGGTATTTCTGTCATGAGTTTCCTAACCGACTGGCTACGCGACAAGTTCACTTTCGGGCCGCGCCTGACGCCCGAACAGGCTTTCACCCAGCGCATCATGGAGGAGAAACGGCGCGGCCAGGAACGCCTGCGCGCCGGGCACGGCGGCATTGGTGGCAAGCTGTGGTTCTTGCCCTACGCCGACTCCCGCACGGGTGAGACGGAACGGATGCGGGCGGAATATCGCCTGATGCTCCGCGACCCCACGGTGAAGCAGGCGCTGCTCTCCAAGGTGTTCGGCGTCGGCATTCTCGATGCTTCTGTGCAACCTGCCGACGAGACACGCCCCGGCGATAAGGACGCAGCGGACTTCGTCACGCACGCTTTGAAGCGTGTCTACGGCGGCATCCTGGGGGCGACCGAGGCCATCGTGCTGCCGGGACTGATCGACGGCTACAGCCTCGCGGAGAAAGTGTGGTGTGTCGAGGACCGCGAAGGCAGACACAAGAACAAGATCATCGGCCAGGCGCTCAAGTCAAAAGATCCGCAGACCTACCGGCTCATCGGCGACGAATACAACAACGTCACCGGCATCCGTGGCATGCTCTACAACAGCGGCGAAACCTACCCGGTCGAGGACTTCGTGCTCTGGCGCCACACGCCGCTCTACAGCAGCCCCTACGGCACCAGTGACCTCCGCGCCGCCTACCGCGCCTTCTGGATGATTGACACCAGTTGGAAGTTGAGAATGATTCATCTGGAGAAATGGAGCACGCCCTATATCGTGGGCAAGTACAAGGAGTTAGGCGACAAAGCAGGGCTGGAAGCGGAACTGGAAGTAGCCAAGGGGCAATCGTTTATCACCATCCCTGACACGGCAGCCGTCGAGGCGTTAAGCCTGGCTGTCAGTGGCACGGCAGACTACCAATCGGCCATTCAGGACCTGCAACACGAAATCATGTTGGGCATCACGGGGGCATTCTTGCAGGCGATGGAAGGGGTGAACACTGGCGCGCGGAGCATCGGCGAGGTACACGCCAGCACCGCCGAATTGCTCATCTGGTATCTGGCACAATCGCTGTGCAATTGCTTGAATGAGCAGTGGGTGCCGGACCTGATCCGGTATAATTTCGCACCGGGGACGGGACTGCCGACCATCACGCTCGGTGGCATCAACGACGCCGATATGGTGGCCTCGACGCAGGTCGACGAGGCGTTGCAACGCATGGGGCTGCCGTTGAGCAAGAAGGAACTGTATAAGAAGTACAGCCGCACCGAACCAACGGACGAGGCCGACATGCTGGCACCGCCGCTGCCGACCATGCCGCCGGGGCCGGGCTTCACCGAGGCGGAACCGGCAGTCGTGCCCGCGAAACCGCAGTACATGGAGCACGCGACGAAGTTGATCATGGAGCGGTTGACGGGCAGCAATGGGTATGTGAACGGAGCCGCGTAAATGACCGAAGGCGAGACGCTCTACCGCAACATTCTGCTGGAGCCGGACAACGACTATCACCGGCTGGTCTACGCGGACTGGCTCGAAGATCAGGGCGAACACGGGCACGCCGAGTATATCCGCGCCGCCGTGGAACTGGCCAGTGAGGACGCACCACACTGCCCGTATGGGATTGACCGGGGCGGCGATTGTGGCTGGGTGCGCAACGAGCCTGGGTTGGTGTTGCCCTGTCGTCTCCACGAGTTGACACGCCGTTTGGCAGAACTGCTCGGGCCGAATCAAATGGAGTGGTTCGGCTCGGCACTGGCTCAAAACATATGGAATGCAGGCGAAGAGTGGTCAAAAATCGTTAGGTGGGAGCGTGGCTTTCCTGCTGCCATCACCTGCAACGCAGAGCAGTTTATGCAGCATCGCACCGAACTGTTCAGTACGCACCCGATTACGAGCGTGCGGCTGGCAGACAAGCGACCGCTGGAGACTCGCGAAGGCTTTTGGCTATGGCGGGACAGTAAATTCGTCGAGCCGCCCAGATCGCCACACGCGCTGCCGTTCTTGCTGTTTGATGCAGTAGTCACGCTGCAAGGGCGGCAGGAAATGAACTTTGACGTTGCTGTTTTCAACAGTCACGAAGAGGCCCAAATCGCCCTGTCCGATGCGTGCGTGCAACTGGGCCGCGAATCCGCCCGGCGACTGATTGGACTGCCTGAGATGACACGGGCTACCTTTTAGCCATGCGTTGCACCCTCTGCCCACGCTTCTCTGCGTCCCCCCTCTGCCAGCGCTGCACGACCCACGTTGAGCACGCCACGCGTCAGATTCTCGCCGCCGTCGCTGGCCCGCTCGCTTTGCACCTCCAGCAGCACGCCGAGCAGGAGGAGCGTGCCGCCACCATCGCTGCACAAGCCGCTGCAGCCGCACCGCTGCCCGACGCGCCCACTACCGGCGACCTCGCCGTGAGTGGCGAGCAGGGCGACCAGGCACACGACCTGCTCGATACCGCCACGGCACGCGGGCAACGGCTGTTGCAGCAGATCACACGGGCGGCGTTGACACGAGCACTCAAGAGCGGACCCAAGGGCTTGCGCGGGGCACGCTCGCTCTACTCCAAGGCCGAACGCGAAGCGCTCAGTAGCGGGCTGGCCAGCATCCTGGCACCCGCCACGCTGCTCGGGCGCAGCCGTATCCGCGAGCAGATGGACCCGGCACAGTTCGCCGACTGGAGCCGCTTTGATGGCACCCTACAACCGATGGCACCCGAGAAGGCACTAGCCTACTTCCAGAGCCTCACACCCTCGCTAACCGGCGACCCGAAACGCTTCGGCACGGATCAACGGCGCAAGGCGTTTACGCTGGCGGTGGCCACGGAAAAGGGGCTGCTGGACCGCGTCAAAGGCGTGTTGGCGGGAGGGCTGGCCAGCGGCGAAAGCACGACATCGTTGACGGTGCAGGTGCAAGACCTGCTCGACCGCGCCGGGGTGAGCAGTCGCAATCCGCAGTACGCGAATATGATTTGCCGGACCAACCTCGCCGACGCCTACAACACCGGGCAAATGGAGGAGATGCAAGACCCAGACGTCAAGGATTTCTTCCCGGTGTGGCGTTACGATGGTGTGGATGACTCACGCGCCAGCCTCGACCATAAGCAGCACTTCGGCAAGTATTTTCCCAACGGTGTGGCGTTCGATAAGGTGCGTGGCAAGCGGCGTTGGAACTGTAGGTGTACGCCCACGCCGGTGAACCAATTCGACTGGGAAGACCTGCAAGCGCAGGGCGCACGCATCGAGCCTGGCTACGGCAGTGCCGAGAAGCCGAAGGCGATCACGCAGCCGAAGGCCAAGCCCACGCCACCAGCACAGCCAGCACCACGCAAGTCGCTTGGCCAACTGACGCCCGCCGACGTGCAGGGGATGAGCCGCAAGGAACTGCTGGAGGTGGCGCAGGAGTATGGTTTGCAGCCTGGGAAACGCACCACAGAGACGCTCCGTCAGCGCATCGCGACAGACATCGAAATGGGCATTGCGAAGCCCGCCACGGTCACGCCAGAGCCTGCAATGCCGACGACAATCACTCCCGTGCGTGCAGTCACACTGCCGAGCGGGGTGGTACTGCCACGCAAGCCCGAGACAGTAGAGCAGGCTGTTAGTTGGATTCAGCAGAACGGCCAACCCTCCCGGCAACCAAGCGCCCTCCCGGTCACGGTGGACGAAGTCGCGCAGGCGCTGGGTGTGAGCCGAGAGCAGGCGTCCCAGATGATGGTAGCCAGCAAAAACAAACTCGCATTGGATGTGCAATACGAGCCGGGCAAGGGATTTGTTGCGCAGTCGGCTTCGTTCAAAAATCCCGACGATTACAAGCCCCTGCCGACTATTGCATCTGCCGAGCAGGTTGCTACACTCAAGGCCGATCTGCTGTTATCCTTGAACAGCGGACAGACATCAATCGCCGATGCTAGAGCCAGGATTCCCGCCCCGGATAAGCAGGCATTTGACGACGCGGTGCTAGGGTTGTTGCGAGAAAAAAAAATACGCATGTTGCCTATCAACGACATGCTGGATTTCCCCGTCGAAGCTCAGGGCGGAATTGCCAGCGGGAACAAGGTGTTTGGGTGGATTGAGCCCGCCACGACGACGACTGCCCCAACGCCGACACCACAACAGCCCGCAGTCAATCCTGTCGCCACCGTGCTCGACGCTGCACAGCGATTGGCCGGCAGCAACAATCGCGTGACCATCGCAGACCTACAAGCCGCCACCGGGCTGGACCTAGACCAACTCCACCAGGCGATTGACGCACTCCGTCGACAAGGCGTTCTGTCCGGCTCTGGCATCGAGGGCCGCGCGAGCGTGGACGACCGCACGCTCGCTGCTGCCATTCGTGGCCTTGACGGGGAGGTGATTGGCTCGGTGAGTCTACGCCCCCGCCGCTGATTTGCCCCACATTCCCCGCCTGATCTACACTCGCTCCCATGAGCACGGGAGCGTCTATTCTTGGCGCGGAAATCTTCGCCGCCGGCAATCATCGCGGCGAATACTACTCCCTGCGCGACCTCGACGACATGGCGCGCAACCACAACCTCGCGCGAGGCATCGTCGATAACCCTCTCGTCATCGGCCACGAAGAGGACCAACCCCTCTCCGAAGGCGTCATCCCCGCCGCCAGCCTGAAAAACACCGGCATCCCGGCAATGGGCTGGGCCACGCGTGTCTGGCGTAGCGGGCTGAAACTGCTCGCCGATTTTGCCGACGTGCCAGCCATCGTTGCCAACGCCATCGCCGCCAAAGCCTACCGCAAAGTCTCCAGTGAAGTGTACGACGAGCCGCCTGCGGGCAGCCCCGCCGGCTGCAAAGGCAAGATGCTGCGGCGTGTGGCGTTACTTGGTGGCGAGTTGCCGCAGATCAAAACGCTCGCCGACCTGCCGCAGCCGACCGGGTTTGCCGACATCTCCGTGGCTGCTCTTTTCGCTGATTTGCCTTCCGCGCAGGCGAAATGCCACACTACTCCCGTTACAGGCTGGACACTCGGCAAGGCGACCAGACATCAACGAGCCAACGGCTCCTTTACCGTTTTCTACGAGGTGCAGACTATGGACCGGGCAGCAATGACAACGGCGCTACTGGCTGCCGGGTGGAGCCAGGACGAAATCGACGCCATCAAGGACGATGCCGCGCTGGGCGTCGTGGTGGCACACTGCATGAAACCCGCAGGCGGCGCACCGGCTCCCGAACCCGCCGAGCCTGCCAGCGACAACGCCGACATGCCGGCTCCCGACGTGATGATTCAGGATCTCGTGGCGATGGGTGCAGGCACGGCGGAAGAGTTGGCCATGCTCAGCCCCGAAGACCTCGCTGCTTTGTGGCAAGAAAAGAAAGGTGCAACGATGGCCGATCCGACCCCGGCGGCGGTGGTACAGGCCACGCCGCGCCAACCGTCTCCCGCTCCGACTGCCCCGGCGATCCCGTCTGGCCAGCCGAGCAAAATCATCATGCAGTACAACGAGGCACGCAACCAACTCAAGAGCATTCAGGACCAGATCGCCGCGAGCGAACGCCTGAGCAAGAAGCGACTTGAGGACGAGAAACGCGCCACGGTCGACACCTTCTGCGAGCGGATGGTGAAGGCTGGCAAGTTGCTCCCCGCTGAGCTGGAAACCGGCCTCAAGGCAATGGTGTTGAGCCTCGATGCCAGCAAGCCGCGCAAGTTCGCCGAGGACGCCGAAGCTATCACCGATCTCGACCGCTGGATGAAGTCGGTTGAAGCGCGTCCCGTGCTCGTGAAGTTCGGCGACAAGATGCAGAACAAAACCGCCGGCAGCGTGGATGAGGAGTTGGCCAAGGTCAAGCGGTTCAGCGAAGATCCGCGACTCATCAAGGCGATGCAGGCCAGCGGCAAGACACCTGACCAGTATGTTGCCGCCTTCGTCGAGGCGAAGAAAAAGCTCCCGTCGCTGACGGCTGCTGACTACGGCGTCACCCCGGAATACGCGGCGTAAACCCCACCGGCTCAGCCGGACAACATAGCGGAGGATCGAGCCAGTGGCAAACGCAACGGACATCGTGAAAAAGGGCGTCGTGCGCGTTACCGATGAGTTCCGCAAGGAATCGTCTGCAACGCTGTCGGCAGCCACCCGCTTCTATGTGCACGCGATGGTAGGCCGCACCACGGGCGGCTATCTCGCCAAGTTCGACGACTCGCAAAGCATGATTTTCGTCGGCGTCGTGCGTGGCGATCAGGGCAACCCGCGCCTTCCCGCTGGCACCGCTGGCGACGGCACGATTGACCTCGATTACCAGCAGCCGAAGGCGTTCGAGATTGCTCTCACGTCGGTGGCCGTGACCGACATTGGCAAGCCGGTTTATGCACTCGATGACCAGACCGCGACGCTGACCTATTCCAGCACGACCTACGCCAACCTGATCGGTACCGTCGTGGGCGTCGCCGGAACCAGCATCGCACTCGTCAAGCCCGCCTATGACGGCGTGGCCGACAACCTCAAATTCCGCGCCTCCAAGCGGCTGTCCGCGACAGGTGCACAAACGCTGTCGAAATGGGACGCCGGCAAGACGATCTTCTGCGCCAACACCGCAGCGCTCGCACTCACCCTGCCGGCGATCAGTGACGTACCGGTGGGAACCCCCATCACCATCGTCAAGGATCACGCATCGGACACCAACGCCATCACCGTGACACGGGCTGGCTCGGACACCTTCGAGGGCGGCGGCACGACCTACACGGCACTGGATGCCCCGTATGACGTGACGGAACTGATTCACAACGGCACGCTCTGGATTCACAAGGCGCGCGACGTGGCCTAACGCATGGGGGCGGAATGCTACGGATTCGACGGCAGAAGGGCGAGCAAACGCACTACGCCACGGCGGTGCAACCGGGGGGCTCGGTATCGGGCTGGGACCGCAATCCAGCCCGCGCCGTGGCCATCACGCAGGCGGTGGCAAGCCGGGTAGAAGCGTTCTACGCGAACAACGTCAACGCCGGGCGGTTGTTCTTCGAGGTGGTGGACGCCACGGAGTTGCAACTTGCACAGGCGGTGGTGGCAGCCGATGGCGTGGGAGCGGAAGAGTTCGCCCGCCTGCAAGAGCAGTACAAGCGGCTCGGTGACGAGGCCGCCGAGTTGCGACAGCGGGTTGTCACTGCCGAGAATGCCGCAGTGAAAGCGGAGCAGTGGGCACGCGAGGCAGGCCAGCACGCCGAGACGATCGGCGATGAGTTGGTGAGTAAGAGCGATCAAGTAGCGACCCTGACGGCGCGGATTGCCGATCTGGAGGCGCAGGTAGCACAGGGGCAAACACAACAGGGACAGGGCAAACGACACAAATAACCCGGTTCCGGGCCGGCTGAAATAAGGGGTCAGACAATGGCAGTTGACGTAACCAGCTTTTCGGCGATGGCTCGTGCCGAGTTCATGAACGGCATCATGGGGGCGTATGACAAGCCCTATCCTGCCGCCTACGAGTCGTTCACGACCAACATCAGCTCGACCACCAAGGTCGAGACGCACACCTACATGAGCAACCTGCCGCGTTTGGCAGAGTTCAAGGGCTACAGCCCCGGCGTGCGGTTGGCGGACAAGGAATACACCTTGGCCAACAAGGAATACCGCATCGGGCCGGTCAACGTCCGCAAGACCGACCTCGACGACGACCAGGTCGGCGGCTACATGAAGACGATTGCCAACCTGCCGAAGCAGGCACAGAAGGACATCGGTTTTCGCGTGATGGCGCACCTCGCTGCCGGCACGACGAACCTCTGTTTCGACGGCACGGCGATGTTCGCCGACTCGCACACCTTCGGCAGCGGTGACAACCTCGACACCTTTAACGGTGCCGCCAACGACGCCGCGACCCACAAAATCATCGCACTCATCACCGACAACAGCGCGGTGAAGCCGGTGATTTTTCAGGACCGCGAAAGCCTCTCCGGGCTGCAAACCGATGCCGACACGCCGCAGGCTGCGAAACTCAAGGAATACGAATATTGGGCGGATTGCCGCTTCGGCCTGGGCTATGGCTACTGGTGGGACGCCTATCACGTCACCATCACCGACACCCCGACCGTCGAGGAGTGCTACCAGATCATTCGCCAGATCATCAACGGTTTCCGCACCTTCACGCTGCCGAAGGGGAAGGACACCGATGACGCGCTGTATGTGCACGAGTCGTGGGAGCCGAGTTCTTCGAGCCTCGTGCTCTGCTGCAATCTGAAGTTGGGCGAGATCCTCAAGACTGCCGTGAACATCACGCAGTATGTGACTTCGACCGGCAACGTCGACAACGTCTACAAGAACGTGGCAACCGTGGTGCCGACATCGGCTCTGGGGGCGTAATCACATGGTTTGTATTCAGGTTCCAGCGAGTGTCAAGCCGGACACTATGCCTTATGTGGATCGTACCGGAGTGGCAGCACATCCGGGCGGACCTGAAGGGCTTGTAGTGCATCTTGATGGCGCGCTGCTGGAATTTGATGATGAACGCGACGCGATAGCAATGGCCCGTGCCATTCTACTGCGACTTGGCGAGGAGAACCGCACAAGGGGCGTAACCGTCTGAGCTGAGTCTGGTCAAGACGAGGCGGCAACTGTGGCGAGTGGGGAGTTCGAGACTCCTGCCTACTCCGGTGGACAAGCCTACGGCGCGGCTCGCTACATCAGACGGCCAAACAAGGGAACGCTATGGCAGTAGCCGGACAGATAACGATCACGCTCGCCGATGACGGCAAACTGAACGTGCAGTGCGGCGGCTCGGCCGTCCCCAACAAATACGCAGCCGTAGGGCTGCTGGAGATGGCCAAAACCGCAGTGCTTGCACAGCAACAACAACCGACCTCGCCGCTACTCATTCCGCGTGGCGTGCCACTGACCAACGGGAAGGGGTGACGTATGGCACTGACCGACTCTTTCCTCGCCACCTGCCGCGCAGCCATTGCGCTGCTACCGGAACTGGCCACATTTCGCACGGCGAAAACGCTGGCGGAAACCGGCACGCGGGCGCAGCGGACGGCAGCCTGGAACGCCGCCTACAGCGACGCGCAGGCCGGACTTTCTCCCGCATATCGGCTGCGTAAAGCGGTGCGTGACACCGTCAACGCACAGGCCGACACCGCTGGCACGCTGGGTCTGCTCGACCGCGAATCCGCTTACCAAACACTCGTGGCGGAGGTGGTCACGACCGTGCCGCCGCCGTCTTCCGCAGCCGCTGAGTACGCCGCTTTCCAGCGGCTCGTAACTGAGGACCAACTGTCATGAGCGTTGACACATTGCTACGGACGCTGGATTACAGCGACTCTGAAGTGGCCGGGCGTTCCTTCCTCGCCGGCATGCTTGCAGCCGATTGGCGGCAAGCGCTGATCGGGCGTGGTTACGGCTGGAATGTCACCGTTGGCTCGTTCGACACCGGCATTGTCGGCGGTGGGGCCGGCACCAACTTTGACCAGGATCAACCGGAATTCGGCATCAGCATTCCGAGCGGCTACGCTTGCGTGCCGCTGAGTTTCGGCATCCAGTGCCGCCTGGGATTGCAGACCACTGACAGCCATTACAGCAACATCCTCGTCGCCGTGGATCGTACCGCCACCTGGGCCGGCGATGGCACCGTGACGACCGAGACGCCGCTGAATATGCGGTCAAGCATCACCAGCGGCTGTCCGCTGACGGTGTTCAGTGCGGCAACCGCCAACATCACCAACCCGACGTTGTCCTTCGAGTTGGCGCGCAAGGAGTCGCTAACCGACGTACAGGGCACCGCTGCGACCGTCAACGTCTATGTCCTCGACCTGCTCTACGAGCCGCAGTGTCCGCCGATCATCATTGGTCCGGCGTGCATCTACGGCTACTGGGGCGGCAGCATCGCCGTGACCGGGTTCGCGCAACTGAATTTCCTGGCGTTCTCCAGCTCGCTGGTGACGACGCTCTCCTGATCTGCCTCTGGGTGGTGGCTCGCAGCCGTGGCCCTTTCACGCGGGGTCACGGCTGTTTTTCTGTGGGGCTCCGATGGATGACATCAAGGTCGAATTTTCGCTGTCGCCCGAAGACGCCGCCGCCAAACTCGCAGCCGCACTCCAGCCGGTGCTGGCGGAGTTGATTGCCAGTTTCGAGAAACTTCTACGCGAAGGCCCGCGCGAGGTCTGAGCCATGCACATTCCTACCCTCGTGCGTTACCTCGTGGACGAGCCGCATCAGAACGTCGGGGCGGACGTGCCGGCCATCGTCGTCAAGATTCACGATGCCGAGACGGGCAAGGTGGACCTGCAAGTCATGCGGCAACTGTGCCACGGCTCGTATCTGGTGCGTGATGTGTTGTACGGCGATGACGTGGGTACCTGGCACCGGGAGGGCGAGTAAATGGCATTCATCACCACCGCGCAACTCACGACCGCTCTCGCTGCCACGCTGAATATCGCTGAGGCCAGTCTGCCGACCAAATACACGGCGAGCATCATCGCCGCTTCCAACACGGCGGCTTATCAGCAGATTTGCGCCGCGCTCGTCAAGCGCGGCTATAGCAAGGCCCAGGTAGATACTTGGATTCAGGGTGCGGAATTTAACACCGACATCGGGCTGTATTGGTGCCTCGTGAAAGGCAACGGACTGGACGTCGTGGACGCCAACGCGCAGGCCACGTTCACGCGGCTCGACCGCCGCCTTGAGTTGCTCGACGTGGAACTGCTCGACAGCAATTACGAGATCATCTCGCCTGAAGGCGCATCCAGCACAGTCGGCGGCGGGCGTTGCTCGACGACCTCCGATATGTTCGTGCTGGACGATGAGGATGATCGTATCGGCGAGGCCACGGAGTTTTAGCGTGGCCACTACCATCACACTCACCATCGGGCAGTTAGCCGCCGACATGCAGCAGCAAGTCGAGACGGTGCGGCGCACGTTCAATTCGATTGCTACCCGCAAAAAGATAGCGATTTTGGCGGTGGCGGGCGTGAAAGATCATTTCGCCAACGGCACCACACCCGAAGGCATCCCGTGGGTGCCGCTGACCATGCGGGCAGGCAAGCCACTGCGGGACACGGGCAGGCTGATGCAGTCCAACGTGGCGACCGTGACCGCCGACGGCGTGCAACTCGCCAACAACAACGTGCAGGCGGGCTTGATGCAGCGGGGCGGTGTGGTGAAGGCGAAGAACGGCAAATACCTTGCCATTCCGTTGACGACCGAGGCGAAGCGCAGCGGCGGACCACGGCGCATGAGCGGGTTGCGTTTCCTGCGCAAAAAAGGTGCCGACAAGGGCGTGATGATCGACCAGGCAGGAACCGCGCAGTTCGTGTTGGTGCCATCCGTGACGATACCCGCGCGGCCTTTTCTCGGTTTCAGTCCGCGCACACTCGACCGCATCGAAAAGACCATCCTTGACGACGTTGTCAAGGCGCTAGGAGG